GTCATATTATTAATGCCGCGTCTCCAATCGTATCCGTGGTCTAATACATTCCAACATAGTAGAAAGTCTACTTTGTTTTCTAATTCTGGCACTAAAGTTTCATAAGGTACTGAGTGTAGCTTATAATCTTCTTCTGTAAACCAGTCTTTAATTTTTGTATTAGGTAAATCTTCTTTTTTATGCCACTTCGTTTTGCCTGGAAAAACAAGGTCTTTACTTTTCTCTATATGTATAAGTTCATCTAGTAAAGGTTCCATGCAATGTTTTTCATTGTTTGAACTAAAATAAGAAAGTGCGGGTCTAGAGCCACAACCAACGTCTAATAATACTTTATTATTGAAGTATTCTTTGTGTAAGCCAAATTTTAAAAAGATGTCATTCCATTGCTCTTCAAAAACATCAAAGTCTCTGTAGTTGTAGCATTTTTGATAATTTAGCTCGAAAGGTTGATTAACTTCCGCCCACTCTTTAAAGTTCTCATTCATACATGAATTATACCAAAAATTTTATCCAAAGTCAAGAATTATTTATGCGAGCATCGTCAGGATGCAAAGTTCTGCGTTTTTTACAAATCCGTCAAATTTTCCAAAGTAGTACGTGTAGAGGGGCGTGAGAAATTTAGAGCTTGGGTGGTCTAATAACCCCCCTATGTTTGCCCCTAAACATTTATAAAATGTTTGGTTAAATCTATTGCTTATCGCTGTGATTTTGGTAAAATTATTATAACTAGAGAGGGAAACACGTTCACAATCTCAATCGGCGAAATCCGATTCGCACCCGAAAGGCGTAAAGCGATACACAAAGAGGTTAGAAAATTCCTAGCTTGGACTGTTGCGACAGGGTAAGCAAAACAAAACAAATATTAACAGGGGGACATTATGAACTCTAAATTTTATATGATGTTATTGAAAGCAAAACATACTGCTGAAGATGAATTGCTTTCAATCAAAAAAGAAAAGGAATTGTTTATTGCTAAACTAGGTAAGGAAACTAAAATTACTAAGGTTATCGGTAATCAACTCAAAGACTTTGACAAAAGAATGAATATAGCTAGAAATCATATTCGTTCTTTGAAACAAAGGTTAAGGAATGGCTAGGTTGTCATTCTTGGGGCTAGGCGTTGCCCCCATTTCAAAGCAACGCCAATTTTTATAAGGGGCTAATTATGGCTGATAATAAAAAAGAGGGATTTAGCAAATTAACTAAATCTGCAATGCAAACTGAGATTAACAAAGCAACAGGTTTAAAACTGTCGGCACTCGACAGGGCTAACGCTGATGACATTGTTAAACTTGCTCAATACTTAACATCTAAGGGTGTGAAAATTGAGGGGGTTAAATAATGGTTAATACTCATAACCACACAGGCACTATTGCCTGTGTGGTCGATACTGAATGTACCTATATATCCAAGAATCCTAGAATGGTTTTTCATTTTGGGGCAACGATTGGGGATATAGAGCAAGAGAACTCTTTTCGTGTAATCAAAATGGATTACTATGTAAAAGAGGTAATGCAAAACATAGAGATGTTTTTACATAGAAACAAAGAGGGGGAAGCCTATGGCTATAACTCATCTATGAGAAACGCTTTGCATGACGCTTTTGACAATTTCCATAAGGTTAAGAAATGGAAAGAAATTGTTGAGGAATGGCAAGACTATATGCACTCTATGAATGTTAAATATTTAACTTCTTATAATTTCAATTTTGATATTGGAACAGGCGACAAGGTAGGAACTATCAGAAAGACACATCAACAACTGACTGATAAGACTTTCTACTTGCCAAGAGGGGTTGACTATTTTTGCCTTATGGATATTGCAGGAACTATGTTTATGAATCGAAACTATAGAAATTTTATTCAAGGTTTAGATGAAATAGACATACAACAAATGCGAACTGACAAGGGCAATCCTAAATATTCGGCTGAAGCCTGTATGCGATACTTAAATAAAGATGTTTATTTTCAAGAACAACATACAGCTTTGAGAGATTCACTTTTAGAATTTCGTTTACTTGCTCACTTTTGGAAAAGGTGGAAACCAAACATCAAAAGAGATTTTGTAAACAATGTTCGAGGTGTATCACTAAAGAATATTAAAGAGGGTGTATCTGTTGCCAAGCGACTAGAACAAAGACGTGGCAAGGTATCAGACACGCCAACACAAATTGAATTAGCACTACAAGGGGGTAAATAATGGCTAAACAATTAGAATTAAACTTTGACGATAATACGCCAACATTTATTGAATGGTTTACTGCTGTGAATGTAGAACATCACAAACATGGCGAGAAACCATATACAATAAGCGAGGGCGTAGAGGTGTATAAGAAATTGGTAAAATCCAATTTCTTTACAATGCAATCAAATATATGGAATAGCAAAAATGAAAATTGAAGATATGCACTCATTAAAACTGAAGCGAATTCAGAATCTTGTTTTTACTATTTCAACTTTCTGTATTGCAATAGGGATACAGGGGCTATTGCCCCTGCCCTTTGAATATGCATGGTTTTTCATTTTTTCAGGAAACTTAGCTATCTATTGGGTAGCTTGGTCGCAAGAAAAAAGAAAACTTATGTTTTTAACTATTGTTATGTTTATTGCTCAAGCAACTAATATAGCAAGGCATTATATTTGGGGGTAATCATGTTAAGAAATAAGACTAACTTTGTTGATCGATTCTATAAACTGAATCCCAAGATCAGAATCTATGACCTAGATGGAACGATTATAGATTCTAGCCATAGGGCGAAACATGACGAGAATGGAATTCTTGACCTAGAGCATTGGAAAGCGAATAACACAAAAGAGAATATTTTTGCTGATTCGCTTTTGCCTTTATATTGGCAACTTGTTCACGACTACAAGCAAGGCGATATAATTATACTTTGCACAGCTAGGGAATTGAATAAGCATGATTGGGAATATATCCACTCAATGGGGATTTATTACGATTATGTTAAATCAAGACCTGTTGGGGAAACCATGACAGATTGGAAACTAAAGAGAAATCTTTTAAATCCTTTTTTCAATCTGAAACCATTTCGGAAAATTGAAAAATATTTCTATGACGACAATGAAAGCAATCTTGCTCAACTGTCGAGCATGGGGGCAATTACTTTCAATGCTAAAGAATGGAATCTTAATTGTGGGGTGAAAATGTAAATCTATAGGGGGCGACTTGGAAACAGGTTGCCCCTATTTTTTTGCCCAAATTCTAAATGCGAATGATTCTCATTCTCATAATGATTCTCATTCTCATTTGGGATTGCGCCGAAGGCGCCGACCGCAGTGCAGTAGTGATGTGATGAAATGCGCGCAGCGCCAAAGCCAGTGCAGTAGTGATATGATGAAGTCTTTCTGTCAAGGAGCGACTTATCCACAGGATATCCACAAGTCTCTGACGCAACGCGAGCCTATCCCGCCCCCCACCCTATTATTGTAGCACACTTTTCCGCTCTTGTCAAGAATTATTTTTAAAAAAATTAAACCCGCCGAAGCGGGTTCTTGATTAGGAACAAATGTCGATTAATCTTTTGATTGTTTCTGCATTAGCTCTTTCTAGCGAATTTAAGAAACCTTTGTTGACTTTTACGATTTGCTCTAATTCTGCAACTAATGTTGCTTTTGTTTTTACTACTTTTTTTACTTTTTCTACTTTTTTCATTTCTTTCTCCTTGACTATGGGTAATATTATAGGCGCTTTGGTCAACCATGTCAACACCCACAGCGAATTTATTTAATCTTTTTTATCCACAGGTTATCCACAGCACTTCGCGCCGATTTTACCACACATTGAAAGCGGGGTCAAGGGTTTTTTTAATTTTTTTGCAACTTTTTCGCTTCGCAAGTCTCTCCAACCACTCCAAACCCCGCAAAGCCTTTAGGCATACGCTTTTGACCCCGACACACCGCGCCGACACGCCAGTGCAGTATCGAAACGAAGTGCGAAAGTGAAGTGCTAAAGTGATGGCGGGTATTTTCAAGGTCTTTATATTTTATCACGGATTTGCGCGGGTGTCAAGAGAAATTTGACGAAATTTTGCGTTTTTTGGCGTTAATTCGAGCGAAGCGAGGTGGTTTCGCGTCCCGCCCCCCGAAGTTCCGACCTGATTTTTTATAAATAAATCACATTTTTTATTGACAAGCGTATACACTTCGGATATAATATATTCATACAAAAAAGGAGAAAAATGCAAATACTAGAAATACCACAGGACATTTTAGACATAATGCACAAAACTCAGCACGAACACGCAGAGTACTGTGAATTTGGTATCGACATTACAGTTGATAGCAAAGGAGTGCTCAAAGTGAGAGATATGATGGGAATGTGGACTAACGATAAGCAGTGGACTAGTGAATTAGAACCTGCTGTAGCATGGGACTTAATACGAAAGTGGTGGAGAGATGAGGAAGATAACTTATTACACCAAAAAATGAAGAAGGACATCGAGAAACAAATCGATACTCTGCAAGGCGAACTAAAAGCATTGGAAAACACTGCGAAGAAAAAGAAGTGGTTTTGGTAAAATAATTCAAATTTCTTCTTGACTTGACTAATCAAAGCGGTTATAATATATTTATAACGAAAGGAGAAAAAAATGAAAAAATCAAAACAAAAAAATTCAAAGTTTTTCAAAAAATTCCTTGACAAAACTAAACAAAGCGTATATAATATTATTTTATTTGGGAGAAAAAAGAAAATGGCAAACGCAAAAAATTATACAGACGAGATGGTTGCACAAATGACTGCAGCATACACAGAAAACCCTACAAGGGAAACAGTAGACGAACTTGCTTCTACACTTGGCAAAACAACAAGAAGTATCATAGCAAAGTTATCAAGAGAAGGTGTTTACATTGCTCAACCTAGAACAACTAAATCTGGCGAACCAGTAGTTGCTAAAGCAGAGTTAGTGTCAACAATTCAAGAACACTTCGGTATCGAACTTCCTACTCTTGTCAAAGCAGGTAAGCAAGACCTACAAAGATTGGTTGACGCAATCGCTCAGTAATCGTCAAGGAGTGATTACCCTAAGTAATCCATTTTGAAAAGGGTATCTACTTTACAGAAGTGTCTACGGAAGCACATCCAATGGGAAAGTAGCAGGTTCGAGTCCTGACCTGTAAAGTATCTCTGCCCTTCTCAAAATGACCACGCTCCGTTCGTCTAGTGGTTAGGACACATGGTTTTCATCCATGCAACAGCAGTTCGACTCTGCTACGGAGTACCAAGTTGAGAAAATAATTCACATTTCTTCTTGACAAAAGTGAAAAAAGTGGGTATAATATATTTATATTCAAAAATGGGAAAAACGCAAAGGAAAATCAACGCGAACAGAACCACCGACCGAGATTTTATCATCAACTGAGTGGGAAAGCAACGAGGAACTTTCAACACACCCATTTGGGTTGAGTGTCAGGAGTGATAACAGACCAATTTGATGGTAGCAACACTAGATTAACTGTTCACTCAACCCCACCTTCGAGAAAATAATTCAAAATTTTTCTTGACAAGAGGTTAAACATTGGGTATAATATACTTATATTCAAAAAAGAAAGAATGACAACCAACGCAACATTATTCGGCACAAAGGAATAATTACGGAATGGCACTCGCCCAGAAAAGGAGTCGCCAAGTGAGGCATCACATAAAATATCGCCGTATGCTTTTTATACATTGTAAGGGCGCGTTAAGGAGAGCAATGTACGTCGGTTTGATACTCGTATACAGAGATATTTCACGCAAGAAAAGTGAGTGTATACCCGATTAACTGGTCGGTTAAAAAGTGGAGCAACTACCCTTATCAGTAATTCCAAACCTGAGTGTTCGCACAGATGGTCCACTGGTGGTAAGTAGCGTAGCGGAGTCGCCCCTTCAGCACTGTGTCGACAGTATAAAACCTTGAGGATTAGTGTAAATTACACAAGTAAAACAGTAAATTACACAGTGATTGACGCCAGATGCGACTATAACATCAGGTAGAGTGACGAAACCACGCTTTGTGAGTTCATACCAGCATTTTCAGAGGAAGCATTGCTTATAATCTGACGAGGAGTTCCACATAAATAGAAAACGCGGCGAATGTAACGAGAGCATAGTCTTGGGGCGATTCAGTTTTAACTGTCAAACCAAGCACCTTATCGTGAAACACTATTAATTAAACTTCAGTGTGCGAGTAATTTGAACTACCATAAGAACGGCAAATTACCATCAAGTAATGAGAGCATAGGTTGAACGAAGCAAGTAGCATAAGGAGGGGAAAGAAGTTTACATCTTAGGTCATCGCCCATGATAGATGTAGTAGGAACTTCATGCTTAACTGCGAAGAGAGAACCCACACAGACGCCTTCGGGAGCAGAGTAGTAGGGACATTGGGGGCAGTAAGCAACTTAGTAGTAAAGAGAGGGAAGCGTATATACGACAAATCACATCAACCCTGATACTACAATGCTGTGACAGGTGTGTCATAAAATGCCGAGACACCACAGTGGTTAAACAAAAACTCAAAAACGTTTTGGGGAGTAAGGAAGCAACACAACTTTAGCGTGGCATGCCTTACTCCCTTTTTTATGGTTCACATAAAGTACACATTCAAAATTTCCTACCTATCAAAAAATAGTTCTTGACACAGACTTAAAAAGCGTATATAATATATGTATCAAAAGAAAAAGGAAACCACATTTTCCTAGATTAATGAGTGTGGCGTCCCCAAACGGAGATTGGGCAGTGGAGTATGAGACAGACTCCACACTTATATTAACAATTTTATTTACAGGAGGTGGCACAATGCCAGCAAAATTTAAACCATCACAAAAAGTTTATAAGAGAGGTGTTCCAGCATCACAACTGCCAGTGCAACACTTTTACTTAAAAAATACACCAAAAGAGGAGTTATTCGCTGAGATTAACAAATCAAGTGTAAAACCGAAGCAAAGACAAAAGTGTCTAAACGAACTCGTTAGACGAGGCATCAAGGTACAGTGGGTATCTAAGGAGAGTGTGTAATGAAGGCATGGGGTAATGTGCATATATCACATAAAAAGAAAACATCACAAGGAAATGGTCGTGGCACTTTCAGTATAAATATGAACAAAAGTAAAAAGCGTTCATACAAAAAATACAGGGGGCAAGGCAAATGAAGAAAATTCTCAATGCAATATTTGACGATTTTGACAGCGACAGTCCGTTAGAGTGGGCACTGTTAATCGCAGGATATACAGTGCTTGGACTAATACTGCTTGGAGGTATATTACAGTGGACTTAACAGTAATACTTCTAACAGCAATGTTTCTAGTCTATATGTATTTTGATGACAGAAACGACAGGTGGAAAGGGTAATGGCAAAGATTATCCCTTTTCCTCTGGTCACAGAAAGTGATAAACTTAGAGAGTTGCTTGTAGCACAAGAAAATGAAATAAAGATTGTGCTGCAGGAACTCGAAGATTTAAACGATTTAGTAGTCGATTTAACTATTGAGTATGAAGAATTACTCAATAAACTTTGCAAAATTAACGGCATCAATTTGGAGGAGAGATATAATAATGATAATTAGAGGTAGTATGAATTACGACAGACATGGTCGTAAGCGTAAAAAAGCGATAGGTTGGAGTAAAACTAAACGCAGAGAATATAAATGGGCAAAGGAACAGCGCGGTGCTATGGTAACGCCTGTGGATAAGAAATTTTACCCCAGTGCAAAACCTACCGAATATACTCCTCCTCCAAGTGTCGAGTATAAAAAAGAAATTAGTAAACAATATACTGTAAGTATCGCTTATAACAAGGGTGCTTATCAGGTAATTCCAAAAAGTGAGGTGAAAGACATTGGCAAGTAAACATTATAAAGTGGGCATGAAAGCAAATGCTAGTAAGATAGTAGCAATTCGATATCCTGCTGATACTAAACCAAAGTATGAGCATTGGGAATGTCCGACAAGAAACTGCGGTGCGATGGATGTCGAACTAGCAGATGGTAGAATAATTAGCAGTGAAGAACTGAACTTAGGGAGGTTTGCAGATGTTAGATGATTATGGTAAATTCGTAGACTCTACCACCAGTGCAGAATCTAAGTTCACAGGCGATTTTATTGCTAGATTGAGTCAACTACAAACACGACATAAGAATATACATTTTAGTAGACTTATGACGAGTGCTATTGGTATGTTGGCAGAAAGTGGAGAGTTTACCGAAGTTATGAAGAAAATCTTTTTTCAAGGTAAAGTATTAACTGAAAATGAGAGATTTCATATGAAGCGTGAACTCGGTGATGTACTCTGGTATTGGATTCAAGGTTGTATCGCACTTGGATATAGTCCAGAGGAAGTAATGCAAGAGAATATTAACAAACTCGAAAAGCGATATCCTAATGGTTTCGAGGTATTTAGAAGTGAAAACAGGGAGAAAGGTGATATATAATGGCAAATCATGTATATTTTAATGTAGAAGTAGAAGGACTGACTGAAGAACAGTTCAATTGTCTGTGGAAAACAGAAGAAGTAAAGTATAAAAACTACAATGATGAAGACTGCACTAGACAAGACCTAGTTGACTTACATAATCAACCATTCATGCTAAAAATTGAAAGAACAGAGGATGAAGATGGTTGGATTGAAAACAGTTATAACTGGTATTGTGATAATATAGGGGCAAAGTGGTGTCACATTGAGGACTGGGAGTGTTATCCAGCATTTTCAGGATATAGTGCGTGGTCTCAACCAATATACTTAGTAGAAAATCTACTTGCATACGCTAGTAATAGATTTGGAGTAGAATTGAGTGCAAAAATGACCTATGAAGATGAGTTCAGAAACTTTATTGGAGTAGATTATTTTGAAACATATTTAGACGAAGACGGAGAGTGGTATACTGCATCTGATGAGAACACACTGAATGGTGATGAACTTACTGAAAAAGTAGAAAAACACTTTAATATGGAAGATGACTTTGACTGGGATACATACAGTGAAGAACTGGAAATGACAGCAATGGAGTACATGGACGACTTAGTTTATAGTTTCTTCGAGAATGGAGTGCTAAAAGATGACTGAGTATAGCGATGCTGTAGATAGACAAAGACTTCTCATAGAAGCAGAGAAGTGGGCAAAAGGAACTGCTAACATACACGCACATAGTTTGAATTCGATGTGGTATGATAGCAGACCTGAAGATACTGAGGGAGGTAAGTCTGTAGTGGACATTACCTACAACTCAGGACTAATAGAAAGACGACTAGACAATGGGAAAGTAGTTTACTTTGGTAAAAAATTGACTGGAGATGAACTAATTCGAGAGTATGTTCGTAAAAATAGTGATAAACCGAAGAAAAATTATGTCTACATCTAAGGAAGAAAGAGAAATCGAGTTTTATGCTTGGGAAAAGCAGTGGGGAACTGAAGAAGCAATAAGAATTGCTAGTGAAGAATGGGGTGTATCCACAGTAGCAGTAAAACTCATGGTAAGAGAATGGGAGGACAACCTATGGCTGTAAATTATACAGAAGAACAAGTCAAATACATGGTAGATGAATACAGTGAAAAACCTACGAGAGAAACAGTAGAAAATCTAGCAGATGAATTAGATAAGAGTATAAAATCTATTATAGGAAAACTAAGTAGAGAAGGAGTATATAGGAAAACTATATACACAACGAAAACTGGTGAGAAACCAATAACAAAGCAAGAATTAGTAGAAGAACTAGCAGAGATAATGGATGTTTTACCTCAAGCCCTAGCGGGGTTAGAGAAAGCACCAAAATCTGCACTAAAAATCTTAAGGAGTAAGTATGAGAATATGTAAGGTTCTAGTAGGAAAGCACAAGCATGCACAAGTTTTGGGATTAGTCGAAAGCCCCAGCGGGTACAAAGCGAGACTAAAATACCCAGATGGTTCAAGAGACATTGTACCTGTAACGCACATAAGAATGCTACAGGATGAAAGTGTACCTAAAAGTCGTAATGCAAGTTTCTGGGATAACCACTAGACGGCGTACAACTTGTAATAATTAGCCCCACATTGTTGGGGTTTTTTATTGCTTAAAAAATTTTGAGTTGGCACAAGTTATGGAAATTTTATTTGGTTTTATAGTAAATAGTGATTAATGTGGGAATTTTAAAACACCAGAGATGGTGTTGTTTGATTTTCATTAGTTGATATTGTTAACACAATTAAGTCTCTTATTTTATCCAGTTTGTATGCTAGCCTTCACTCTCGCTTCGCTTCGTTCAGGCTTAACAGCATAGATTAGATAATCGAGACTAATCAGTGATTTGTTATGGTTAACTATCATAATTAATATAAATATTATACCATAACTTTTATCATAAAGCAAGATCTGTTTTTCGTTGGTATATGTTTTGGTGGGTAGGAATGCCTTGAACATACGAAAAAATATTTTATGTTTTGAAGTTTAGTTGAGTTATGAAATGAAATATTTCAATTGATTTTGTTTAAGGTCTATGCCTCATTGACAATTTCTTTCTTAGAGAGAGTTGAAGTGCCTTTTGTTTCTCTAACTCTCGTGTTCTTTTCCGATAATTATTCGTCTGATTTCTTTTAGCATTGGGTTTTTCATAGTGTTCACGCTTACGAATTTCATCTTTGATTCCCGCTCTCTCGCATGAACGCTTGAAAATACGCAGTCCTTTTTCGAAACTCATATTTTTTAAATTAACACTTGGCATCGCCCCTCCGATTAAATGTCCATCCACGACGCCTTAGATAGTATACCTGTGAGGCGATTTGTGACGGACTTCTATCCAATGCGACTGCAATATCTTCCGTTGACTTTACATTGTAATGCCGTTTCAAATATTGTCGCTCAGTGTCTGTCCATGTTTTATTCATATGTATATTATACAAAAATTTTTGATTGATGTCAAGAACTATTTTCAGGTATGTTATATATTTTTCTTGACACCAGCTCGAACTTTTGCTATAATATGTATATGAATGAAAACGATATAAGTTATTTAATATTTTTAATTTTTACAGTGACTGGTGCTTACTATTTTGGAAAACAAATTGGAATCAGAGGCACCATCGACTATTTGGAAGAGGAAGGAATACTTACCTTTGATGACTCCGAAAAATAGTTCTTGACATCAC